TGCTCAGCGGCAGTTTCCTCCCATTGTCTCCGCTCAACTACCCCGCCGCTCGTGCCCGCCTGCACATTGCGGCGGGGGTTCTTTTGGCATTTTTCGTGCTATTATGGCGGAAATGTCAGCGGAGAGTGTAAATGTCGGACACCGACTTCAGGAAGGCCATGCGCCAAAGCGAGAGCAGCGGGAATGCGGGCATTCTGACAGATATTGGCGGAGGCCGCACTGTTGCAGGCGCTTATCAGTTTTCTGAGCCACGTTTGAAGGAATACAAGGAAGCGTCGGGCGAGGATTTCTCGCAGGATGACTTTCTGGCTGATCCCGATCTTCAGGCGCGCGTCATGGACTGGCACGAGCAGGACATCATGGACTACGTCATGAGCAAGGGCTTGGATCAATATATGGGCCAAGAAATTCGCGGCGTACCCGTTGATCCTGCGTCAGTGATGGCGATGGCGCACCTCGGCGGGCGCAGCGGCATGCGCCAATTCATCGAGACTGGCGGCGAATATGACCCCAACGACAAGTTCGGCACGAAGATCTCGGACTACGGCAAGAAGCTTGCTGGCCTCAACGCGTACGGATTGACGCCCACACGGCCACGAATGCGCCCAGAAGGTCTCCTGAGCCCTGAAGCCACGCAGATGCGCTCTGTTCGGCCTAAAATGCGGCCCCAGCGCGGTATCCTTGACTGATGGCGGATATACAGCGGTATATACCCCCGACCGCAAGCGCATTCCCCGAAAGGAAAAGCTAAATGGATAAATACAAACGCGAGATGGCGGAAGAGATGGACGACATCGCAGAGATGCTGAACCCAGATCAGATGTCCGAAGAGGAGCTGCAGGGCATCGTCGGCAAGGAGATCGACGACTCGATCGACTACATCGACAACTGGGTCTCCCCAGCACGCGCCAGCGCGACAAAATACTACCGCGGCGAGCCCTTCGGCAATGAGGAAGAGGGGCGCAGCCAAGTTGTGAGCATGGACGTACGGGATACCGTACAGGCCATCATCCCGTCGCTGATGCGCATCTTCCATGGCTCCGATCGCACGGTTGAGTTTGTCCCGCAGGGGCCAGAAGACGTTGCCGCCGCCAAGCAGGCGACAGAGTACGCCAATTTCATCATCAACCGCGACAACCGCGGCTTCCTCGAGATGCACAGCGCCTTCATGGACGCCCTCGTGCGCAAAGTCGGCATCCTGAAGTGCTACTGGGAAGACAAGACCGAGATCCACACGGAAAGCTACACTGGCATCGACGACGCTGGCTTGGCCGCGCTCATGTCGGACCCAGACGCCGAGATCGACATCCTCATGAGTCAAGCTGTCGGCGAGCCCTCGCTCGACCCGATGACGGGCGAAATCGTCCTACCGCCCATGGTTCACGATCTGCGCGTGACTTACACCCGCCCAGACGGCCGCGTGAAGCTCGAGGCAGTGCCACCCGAGGAGTTCCTGATCTCGCGTGAAGCGAAGTCTGTCGAGGGCGCTGACTACGTCGCCCACCGCCGCATCGTGACACTGTCTGAGCTTGTAGCTATGGGCTACGAGTACGACGAGGTGAAGAGCCTCGCCTCAATGAGCGACGACATGGACACCAACGTCGAGCGCAACACCCGCAATCCAGCCCTCACGAATGACATGAATGCGCGCAGCGACGACGCCATGCGCAAGGTGCTCTACGTTGAGAGCTATGTCCGCGTCGACTATGACGGCGACGGCATCGCGGAGCTGCGCAAGATCTGCACGGGTGGTGACGGAAACGTGATCCTGAGCAACGAGCCATGCGCAATGGCTCCCTTCGCCACGTTCTGCCCAGATCCCGAGCCGCATGACTTCTTCGGAATGAGCATCGCTGACGTGGTGGCTGATATTCAGCGCATCAAGTCATCCATCATGCGCAACACGCTCGACAGCTTGAGCCTGAGCATCCACCCCCGCATGACTGTCGTCGAAGGCATGGCCAACATGGACGACGTCATGTCCACAGAGATGGGCGCGATCATCCGCCAGCGCGCAGTCGGGCAGGTTCAGCCGCTCAACGTGCCGTTTGTTGGCCAGCAGGCATTCCCTGTGCTTCAGTATATGGACGAGGTCAAGGAGGCGCGCACAGGCATCTCCAAGGCGTCCATGGGTCTCGACGCTGGCGCACTGCAATCGAGCACTGCGACGGCCGTAGCGGCCACTGTGAGCTCCGCACAGCAACACATCGAGCTGATCGCACGCATATTCGCTGAGACGGGCATGAAGCGCCTGTATGAGCTTGTATTGCACAACATCACCACACACCAAGACCGCGCGCGGATGATCCGCCTGAACAACGACTACGTCGAGATCGACCCCAAAGTCTGGAACGCCAAGATGGATGTCTCAGTTAATGTGGCATTGGGTAAGGGCTCCGACACAGAGCGGATGATGATGCTGCGCCAGATCGGCGAGATGCAGAAGGAAGCGATGTCCACAATGGGCCCACAGAACCCGCTAACCGACATTCAGAAGCTGAGCAACACGCTCCGCGAGATGACGGCGCTTGCAGGCTTCAAGGACACGTCGCAATTCTGGAGCGATCCAGCGCAGTTCCAGCCTCCGCCCCCAGAGCCCGAGAAGCCAACTGTTGAAGAGCAGCTCGTGCAGGTTCAGATCCAGTCCATCCAAGCGGACATGCAGAAAAAAGCCGCAGAGCTTGAGATGCAGCGTCAGAAGATGGTAATGGAAGACGATCGCAAGCGCGACGAGCTAGAGGCGGATCTCTACGTCAAAGCGGAAGAGATGAAGGCCAAATACGGTACGCAGCTCAACGTGGCTCAGATCAAGGCAGACATGGCGATCAATCGTGAAGTCATGAAGGCACAGGCGGAGATTATCACAGATGCAACGCGTGAAGACTAAGCAGGAAATCATTACAGACGGGAAGCAGGCAGAGCGCCTGCTCTCCGACACAGATTTGCTTCGGTTTCTTGAGGAAATCGAGGCAGATTGCTGGGACCAGTTCAAAGCAACTGGCACTGGCGACGCAGATGGCCGCGAGGCGATCTACATGAGGCTGCGGGGTGTGGATCTGGTTCGCCAGTCCCTCCGCGGCATGGTTGACAACGCTACTATTGAACTGAAGAGGCAAAAGTAGCATAATAAAGGGAAGATTGAGATGTCAGACAACAGTAGCCCACTCGGGACTGACCTGCGCAGCGCTCAAAATGCAATCAAGAGTATGCTTACGCCTGAACAGGATAACGTAGCGACCGATGATGCGCTTGATGCCGAAGCCACGCAAGTGGAAGAGGATCAACAGCTTGAAGGCCAAGAGGACGAGTTTGAGACAGAAGAAGTCGACAACTCTGCCGTTGAGGGGTCCGAGAGCGATCTTGAAGGCGAAGATGAAGATGACGGCGACGACTACGAACCCCTCGATTTATCCGCGACCGTAGAGGTTGATGGTGAGGAGACAACCGTAGAAGAGCTGCGCAACGGATACCTTCGGCAGAAAGATTACACACGCAAAACTCAGGAGCTGGCGGAGAGCCGCAAGGCCATGCAGGCCGAGCTTTCAGAGATTGAGCGTGAGCGTGCTGAATATGCACAACTGTTGCCAGCGATGGCGCAGCGCATACAGCAGGCAGCGGAACAGGAGCCAGACTGGGATAAGCTGTATGAAACAGACCCCAATATGGCAGCGAGAGCAGAACGTCAGTGGCGGAAACAGCAGGAAGAGCGCCAAGCTCAACTTGAGGCCGTCCAGTCTGAGCAACAGAGAATGCAGCAGCTTGCCGCGCAGAAGCAGCAACGGATGCAGCAGGAATATTTGGCTCAGCAGCGCAATGTCTTGCCCGAGATCATACCCGAGTGGCGCGACGCGAAAGTGGCCGCCAAGGAGGCGCACCAGATCCGCGACTTCCTCATCGGCGAAGGTTTCACAGAGCAGGACGTCGGCGGCATGACAAATGCAACGCTTGTGAAGTTGGCACGGAAAGCCATGCTTTATGATCGAGGAGAAACGCGTGCACGCGAGGTGAAAGCTAAGCCTACCAAGTCACGCGCCAAGACATTGAAGTCGGGTTCCCGAGCGTCACAGCCTAAACGTGCCTCTGCAGCACAGGAAGCGCAAAAACGCGCACGTCAGACTGGCCGCGTGCAAGACGCCGCGGCTGCAATTAAAGCACTGCTATAGGAGCATTCATCATGGCAATCGTAGCCAACACATTCACTTCATTTGATGCCAAGGGCATCCGCGAGTCGCTCGCCGACGTAATCGCAAACATCGCACCCGAAGAAGTGCCTTTTCAGTCCAACGTAGGCACTGAAAACGTCACAAACACGTTCTTCGAGTGGCAGACAGACAGCTTGGCTGATGTCGACACAACCGCCATCATCGACGGCGACGACGTCACATCATTCGACAGCACAGCCGCGACAGTTCGCGTCGGCAACTACACGCAGATCCGTCGCCGCACTCTGGCCGTATCTGACAACCTTTCAGCG